TACGTTACTTGTCCCCTTTTGTTTTTCATCAATATAATTGTATATTTTGGGTTCGAGAAGACGGATTTTGTCGAGTGCAGAACTATCGTTTATATCGACCACATTCTTTTTTATTCGACTATCAGAATACAAATTAATCTCTGAGCATGCAATTCTATGAGTTGTATGTATAGAATAAAATTGACCGGAATACTCCGTACTACCGATTGTGTCTATTGACCCCGAAGAGTTTAAAAGTGCATATGCACCTATATGTGTAGGATTACCCGCTCCTGACACGGCAAGTTTTGCTTGCGTTGGACTAATTGTACCAATACCAACATTACCACTTATACCATCTATCATCATTCTCGAGTTAGACTTACTCGCCCTATACGCACTACCATTATCTTGCGATGTTTCTACACAAAAGTGTAAATTTGCGCGACTCCAACCAACTGCGTCTGCTATTATAGCACACTTGGGTTGGGCAGTTGTACTATTAACATATGGTGTACCTAAAAATAAAGCTGCCCGATTTCCTCCATCATCTCCATCATCACTGTACGCTTGTATGTATACATTAGATTCTCCAGATGATCCTTCTCTTCTTACATGTAGTCGTGCCTTTGGTGAATTTGTTCCAATACCAACATTACCGGCTTCTAGCGTAAGGTTATGTGTAATACCGCCATTAACATCAAGGTAGTTAGCTTGTGTACTATCACACACGTAAAAATCAATCGCGTTTTGCGAAACATTAGAACTATGCCTCGTTTGTATGAAATGTTGATACGTGTTTGTTCCATTCCAACCAAATGCTATTTGTGGTGCATAGTACGCACCAGAATTAGTATCACCGTTTCGAATCAGTATACCACCATTTGAAGAGTTGATTGTTCCAGCCACGTCTAAATACCTTGTTGCATATGTTGTATTAATAGCGACCCTTTTGGTTGTTCCCGAACTTGGGTAATGTATTCCCTCACTTCCTTCTACGAAACTACTAAACGTTTGTGCGACTCCATTAATTCTTAAATCGCCTGTTAAGTTTATATCACCCGTAACGTCTATTTCATAAGTAGGTGATAGCGTCCCTACACCCAATTTATTTTGTATGAGTGCATCACCACCGACAGATAAACACTCAGTTGGTGGACCTTTATTGTAAAAATCAGAACTTGTGTTATCCCAAGAATCATATTCGTGATTTTTATTTAAAACTACAAAATCACCTATTAAAACATTGGAACACGGGTTTATAGATGATATATTAGAGTTATAAAAACTTGGTAACTTACCAAAGTATATATTACTCGTTGATGGAGCAGCCATTGTTACATTGGAAACCCAACTAATATTAGATGGATTCACACTGGTACCATTTATAGAAATAGTATAATCTGAAGCTTCAATAGTTATAACCGGTTGTGCGTCTGGTGCAGTTCTTAGAGGTTTTCTACCACTCATAACCTTTTAATATAAATAATATTAATAAATTGGCGCCGTGTTGCGGTTAACCGGTGCGGATTGTAAAAAGTTGCTCCAAGGCGTGCTGACGAACGACGTGGACGCGCTGCTTTTAAATAACGACAGGTGGTGTAGAAATTGTTACTATATCCTCCCTTTGTATATATACATGATTCCAAATATTAGGTGTAAAAAGGGTCTGGTATTCTAATCTATAATAATCGCTATTAATATGTCGTATTCTTAAACCGCAATCTATTTCTGTCCTGTAAAATATTTCACACGCTATTATATGTTCTTCAATTCCAGGAGTAGTTGTATTACCTATATAAAATATAAGATTACTTGTATAATTACTATGAGTATCATCTAACATAAACCAAAATGAAATTGCGTTATCTATACCAAGTTCGCTGTTTATAACACCCCAAATGTAACCTGTATCAAGACCATTATTTTGTATAAGTACACCCTTTTTATTACTATCATAAGAACACAAATCATATAGTAAATTTGACTTAAGTGTATCTCTTGGTCCTGAATCCTGTAAATAATCACCATTTAAACAATCTGAATTCCTTGTATCGTAATATGCAAGTGTCTGTTTACCTATAGTGACATTTGATCTCAATGGATAATTAACATCCAATTTATTTCTTATTTTTGTCGAACCATTTACATCGAGACGCGCTTTAATATTTTCTTTAAATGGACCAAACCCATCGCGTATTAATAAAGATTCTGGTTGTATTTCGGGTAAATTTATACCAATTTTTCCAAATGTATCGAGTACAAATTTTGGGTGAGTATTTGATGTATTCGTATCATCTGAATATGTCGTATCTAAAACCACAGATCTACTTTGTAAACGTATTCTATCTGGTTCTCTCCCCCATGCATCTATTTTATCTGGGTATTCACCACCTTTGTGTATGAGTAATTCACTCGATGTATATGTATTAGAATTATTATATTCAATTGATTGTGCGTTATCATCTTTATAGTTCCAATTTCTTATTAATGCATTAGATGAAGTATCACTACCAGGTGTATCTGAAAATAAAACCTGACCTGCATAATTTGGAAATGTTGTTTGTACACCACCCCCAACTATAAAATCCTTCGCTGATATATTTCCACCTATAGTCGTATTACCTACAATTTTTACAGTAGATGACAATTTTATAAATTCAAAACCATTACCATGTATTGTACCTGTTTGATCCATTATAGATGAATTTAGTATAAAAAGACCATCTCTTGCCATAGAACTCATAAACCCATAATTATTATACGTAACGTCATAGGGATTATACGGTGCCCAAAATGACCCATTAAAATCATAAATCTGATATACCTTTTCGTTTTGTGGAGGAAATGGTGTAGATGTAGAGGAGGCGTCATATTTTGTATAAAAATATCCGCTTCCTAGTGAAAGACGTTTACCATTATATGATAATGCAATAGATATACCCGCACCGATTATAGAAGTCGTTAGTTTACCAAGTAAAGTCCAATTATTATATTGTGTATTATATTCAAAAGCTTTGAATCCATTTTCGCCGGGTACACCAATTGCTATTATGGTACCATTTGAATTTATAGAAGTTGAATAACCAAATGTAGAATATAAAACTTCGCGATTACGATCTATATCACCTATTAATAATGTTTGATCTCCCAATGCGGAAGCAGAATTCCATGTATTAGTAGTATGTACAACCCTTGCAAACCCAGATTGATAGTTCCAATACCCACCCTGATCAGTTATATCGTCTACAGCACTGACGTTTGAAATTGAATAATTATCACCGTAACCTACATACACGTTTGATTGTGTACCCGGTGCACCAGCTATAAATGTATTTCCATCACTTGATATAGAAACAGAAAATCCATATTGATTATATTGTGATTGCAAGGCCACTGGTGAAAAACGAAGGCCGTCACTCGTGATTACATTAGCATAATTACTTACGTTAGTAGGATTATTATCTGTATATAGGAGTGTTGAATTGTTATAAACATATACCTTGTTTTCTAAAGGAGATCCTACACAAATTATATTTGGATTTTCATCTGCTACTGAAATAGATAAACCAAATCCAAGTGTATTTTTTTGTATGGTGTCTGTTAAAGTATATGGTCCGTAGTATGATGTTTTTTTGTATATATAAATATTACTTGTAACTGGTGTATAGTTTACATTTGAATGTGCAGCTATAACAATAGTGTCACCGTTTAAATCCATATCAACACGTGCACCAAACCCACTCCCTAGATAAGGACCTTCTATTGTTGATAAATGAGTTACGGTTGTAGTATTTGCATAATATACAAAAACATTACCCTTATTTTGTGATTGATTTGACCATCCTGGTGCACCTACAATAAAAAAATCACCTGTATTATTAACTGCTGATGACATACCAAAATCATCATCTGGACGTCCGGGTGATGTAGTTGCACTATTGTTTAGTAATTGGGTAATCGTCGCCATATACTTTTTATATTAAATATATATTAATAATTTACCTATAAAACCTATTTGTATAAGATACTGGACCACCATCAGATGTAATTATAACATCTGTATCTGATTCGGTTTTTATAGTTTTTAAATTAAGTATTTTACTACCATCTCCTAAAAGATAACCCGTTGAGAAAACATTACCATTAACTCTAAAAACATCATAGTTTCCTGTATCGTTTACTATAACATTAGATCCTAAGTGAACTGTGTGGTTGGTTGTTGAATTAGAAATGCTAACATTACCACTATTATAGTATATGTCTGAACCCAAGGTTGTCCAAACACTACTACCTCCACTAGAAGCTGCTACCCACTCTATATCAGATTCATCACTTTTTACGGTTAATACATAATTTGCAATACCTTTAGGTAATTTCTTGAGGTTAGAACCCGAACCCGTACCAACAAGTAAATCACCTTGATTATACGTTGTAAATCCCGTACCGCCATATGTATTGGATAATGTACCACTGTTAATGTTACTCGCATTTAGACTCGTCAAACTTGATCCTGAACCACTGAACGTACCTGCAGTTACTGTTCCAGAAAGGGCTGGATTTGTATTCAAAACAACACTCCCAGTACCTGTACTCGAAGTAACACCAGTCCCACCTCTAGTAACTGCTAAAGTTCCTAGACTTATGTTACTCGCATTGGAATTCGTTATTCCGGAACCATCACCGCGAATGTTTATTGCGTTTACATTTGATACGAATATATCACCACTTGAGTCTCTTGCAACTATATAATCGGCTGTATTTGTATTAGAAGCTTGAACACTCCATGTTGTCGATGTAATACCATTATATGCTCCACCAAGTATATACGAACCATTAGAGAGTTCTGCGACTTCGGTCCCTAAATCACTCGAAGATTTCCATTCTGGCAAACCTGATGTAGAATTAGAAGTTAAAACATATCCACCCTGACCTAAACCGAGATTAGATAAAGTATTGGTACCTGATGCTATTAGTATATCACCTGTAGTGTACGTAGTAACACCCGTCCCACCTCTATCAACTGGTAAATTACCAGTTGAAATGTTACTCGCATTTAGACTCGTCAAACTTGATCCTGAACCACTGAACGTATCGGCAGTTACTGTTCCAGAAAGGGTTGGATTCGTGTTTAAAACAACACTTCCAGAACCTGTACTCGAAGTAACACCCGTCCCACCTCTATCAACTGGTAATTTACCAGTTGAAATGTTACTCGCATTTAGACTCGTCAAACTTGATCCTGAACCACTGAACGTATCGGCAGTTACTGTTCCAGAAAGGGTTGGATTCGTGTTTAAAACAACACTTCCAGAACCTGTACTCGAAGTAACACCCGTCCCACCTCTATCAACTGGTAAATTACCAGTTGAAATGTTACTCGCATTTAGACTCGTTAATCCTAAACCATCACCGTAAAATTTAGACGCAGTCACGTTACCCGCGACTATTACATTACCACTTGTAGTTAAAGATGTAATTGGGTTTGTAAACTGAATCACGTTAGACGTGGTGTTACCACGATC